AGGCTCACAACTTGCAGTTTGGTGCTAGTATTACCGTTGCTGGTTGTATTGAAACTGCATACAATGGTACATTCAACGTAAGTGCAGTTATTACTCCAACTCAGTTTCAATACATTGCTCTTTCTACGCCATCTGCTGCTTCGGCCTCAGGACAATACCAAGTAAACGTAAACTCTTGGGTTGGCTCTAGTGTTCGTATCGGTATGTATGACGATCAGAATGGTTTGTTCTTTGAATTTGACGGAACTACTTTGTTTGCTGTTCGTAGAGCATCTACATATCAAATCTCTGGTTCTGCTACAGTAGCAAACGGTGGTACAACTGTTACAGGGATTGGCTCTGAGTATTCAACTCAGTTGAGCCCTAATGATATGGTTGTCATCAAGGGTCAGTCATATAAAGTTTGTCGTGTAATCAGCGATACACAATTCACAATCAACCCTGCTTATAGAGGACCATCTATTGCCTCTCCTTCTTTTGCATACATAACCAAAACTATCGATACCAAAATTCCTCAGTCTTTGTGGAACATCGATAGGATGAACGGAGCAGGTGGAACAGTCAACCCATCTGGTTTCAACTTGGATTTGTCTAAGATGCAGATGTTCTACATCGACTATTCTTGGTATGGTGCAGGTCCAATTCGTTGGGGATTCCGTGGTGTTAACGGTCAAGTGACCTATTGCCATAAGATTGCCAACAACAACATAAACCTTGAGGCGTATATGAGAACAGGTAACTTACCTGCTCGTTATGAAACAAGTACGGTTCCTGTGGCAAACAGAATTTCTGCAAGCGTAGGTGCTGGAGATACTACAATCAACGTAGTAGATGCAAGTGCTTTCCCTAATAGTGGAATTATTGTAGTGAACAATGGCTCAACTATTGAGCATATGAACTACACAGGTAAAACTGCTACTAGTTTCACAGGAGTGACTAGAGCAAGGGCTGGTGAACCTGCTGGTATTGCTGTTACCATCAACATTGGTTCTGTGGTAGGTACTGTATCATCTTCTGCTAACTTGCAAGTTGGTCAACGTGTTATTTCATCTGCTTTTCCTGATGGAACATATGTTGTAGGTGTATCAGGAACTACGATTACTTTTGCTTACGCTGCAACAGCTGCTAACCCAACAGGAGTTATTTTCTCTCCTATGTCTGCAACCACAGGCCAATCATTTACTTTCAACGTAAATGCTCCTATTGGAGTTGAGTTTGGTGGGCCTACCGCTGCACCAATCATTTCACACTGGGGATCTTCAGTAATTATGGATGGTCGTTTTGATAATGATAAGCAATTCATCTTTACAACTGGTACTACAACTGCTTTGTCTGTGCCTACCGCAGGTAACAGGTTTGCTTTGATGTCTATTCGTCTTGCTCCTTCTGTAAGTTCTGGTCTTGTGGGTGCTTTTGGTATTCGTGAAATCATCAACCGAATGCAGTTGTCTTTGTTCAGTATTGGTGTGTACGCTCAAGGTAACTACCTCGTAACACTAGTTCTTAACGGAACTTTGAGTGCTGCTGATACTTGGAGTAATATAGGTGGATCTTCACTTGCTCAAGTTTGTTTCCACGGTGCTGGTCGTACTATGGTAGGTGGTGAAACAGTGGGTGGTTTCTATGTAAACTCAGGTGGTGCTACTTTTGGTACTTCTACTTATGACTTGCGAGAAGTTCGAGATCTTTCCAACTCAATTTTGGGTGGAGGAACAACTACTGTGAATACTCAGTTCTACCCCGATGGTCCAGATATCTTGACCGTTATGGTACAGGCTTTGACTACTGGTACATCTAACGTATTTGGTCGTTTGTCTTGGACTGAAGCACAAGCATAACAACAAATTATCTTAAAAAAAGAGGCAACTGTAGAAGGTTGCCTTTTTTGTTTTTATTTATTATCTTTGATATAGTATGAAATTCTTTCAGATATTTAAAGACGAACAAGGTAAATTTTCATCTAACCGCTTCGTAGGTATTCTATGTGCCATTGCTTTGTGTGCTACTATGTATCACAACTCTTTTTCTGAAGAACACGTTGCTCCCTCTGCTATTTTGGTAGAGTGTGTAACTGCCCTTGCATTTGGTGCATTGGGTCTCGGAGCCGCTAATAAAATCTTCAAGAAAAAAGAAGATGCCGAAGGATAAACCCATAGCGAAAACAACCAAAGGTAAAAACGCCAATTACCTCCCCACAAAATCAGGGGCAGGTATGACGGCTAAAGGTGTCGCTGCTTATCGTAAAGCAAACCCCGGAAGTAAATTAAAGACAGCCGTTACAGGTAAGGTAAAGGCAGGTAGTGCAGACGCTAAGAGACGCAAATCATTTTGTGCTCGTAGTGCTGGCCAAATGGCAAATTTTCCCAAAGCAGCCGCAGATCCAAATTCACGTTTGAGACAGGCCCGTAAAAGATGGAAGTGTTAATATGTTCAATTGTAATTTTGTAGCTAAGAAGCTAGAACACAACAACTCAAAACCCACTAAGCCAAGCGGTAAGGTGAAAGTAAAGAAAAACAAATAATATCATGGCTATAAAGAAAAACCCCATTACGGGAGAAAAAAGAAAAGAAGTAAAGGCTAGAAGAAAAGAGGTTGCCAAAATCCCTTCGAAAGGTATTACCGCCAAACCAGCAAAGATGAGAAATGCCTTTCCTAATTTTGTTGAAACGTATGCTTCAAGGGGAGGTACGCATTACAACGATCCAGGAACAAATCCAGGAGGATCTCCAACAATTCAATACAAAGCAGCAGGAATGGTAAATGGAAGAGAAAGAGTTCAGTTCCAAAAAATGACAAACAAAGGTAAGTTTGAATATCAGTATCCAAAGGGATACGGAAAGACTGGAGCAGGAACAGAAAGTGCGAATACTCATTGGCCTAGACCTATGGGTGGTGGTAAAAAAGGCACTAAGCCTACCACAAAGAAAGCAACTGCTGCTTCATCTAAGAAGACTGTTGCTACCAAGAAACCAATGATGAAATCAACAAAGAAATGAAAAAGACCGTGAAGAAAGGGCCTCCGAAATTATCTCTGTATGCATATGGAGAAGGAAAGAATATAGGTGGAGGAGGAACTATTTCTGTTCAGCGTAAGAAAACAACTTTAACTGGCAAGGCTGATTTTGCTCCTGGTTATAGAAGTGCCGATATCGGTGTAGAGAGAAGAGTAAATAAAAATCTTACTCTTGGGGCTCAGATCGGAACAGGAAAGTCTTACGGAGCAAATGTCAAATTAAATATACCAATTAAATCCAAGAAAAATGGCAACAAAAAACGATAAAAAGAAAGGCTCACCATCTATGCAAGAATATATGATGAAGAGAGCGGCTATGGGTAGTGTTAATGCACCAAAACCAAAACCAGAAGCAACTACTAACGTATATAGAATGGGACCTCCATCTCAAGGATATCAAGATAGTGCTGCTATTTTTAGTAAGACTGGACTACCGCAGTTTAAACCCAAGGGTCCTGCTTATTCAAAGACATTTGAAAAGACTGTACCTAGCAAAACAATCAAAACCAAAAAGTAATCTTATGCCATACGGAAAATCAACGGGAAAACCTGCTGGAGTTATGGGTCCCAAAAAGAAAATTCAAAAGGAAAAGCCTTCCTCAAAAGTTAGTATGCCAGCATATCCCGGAAAAGGAACTGGTAAAAAGGTAAAGGTTTCTTCTATGGGTTCAAAAGATCCGATTGGGCCTCAGACCAAACGACAGGCTAAAAAAGCAGACCGTAACTTAATTACTCCATTGTCTGCTGCTGGAATGCAAACAGCCAAAGAAAAATTAAAGTCAAACAGAAAAAAAGCTGCCGCTGGAATTGGCGGTCTTCTTGGCGGTGTTGCTACTGGTATATATTCAATGGTGCAAGACAAAAAGAGATTTGCTAGATATACAGCAGAAGAACGGGCGAAAGGTAAAACCCAAATTGCTCATCCTGGTTATTCCACGTTGAAGAAAATGTACAAGGGCGATAAAAAGAAAACAAAATAATGGCTATCAAGAAGAAAAACCCAATCATTGGTCCTGCTACAAGGGCTAAGGTTACTAGTGTTGTACGCAAGGTACAAAATAGTAAGACCGCTGGGGCTGTTAAAAAGGCTGGTGCACAAGTTAAGCAAGAGGCTAGAGTAATCGGCCGTGCTGTAACAGGATACGGAGCAAAGAAGAAAAAACAAACTGCAACTGCTTCTTCTCCTGCTAGTGCGTTTCAAGCAACCTCAAAAACTTTCGGTAGCGGAAGAATCAAAAGTCCAAGCGAACTTCGTATGGACAAAAAGAAAGAGCGTGTTGAAAACAGAGAGTTCAAGAGATCAGGAAGAAGTGCAGATCGTGTAAAAAGACTTGGAGACTCAGAACGTGCCTTTACAACAAGTCCAGGATCTGAAAGATTTCAGTCTAGTAGGCAAGGAAGAGCAAAGAAAAAAGGACCAACTTTATATAAAGACGGTCAAGCCTATGAGTTGAGTCCTAATAGAAGAAAAGCGGTTCGTGAAATTGTTAGTCTGCGAACTGATAGGGGTGCCGAACTTTCAACACCAAGAGAATTGAAGCGAGCAGCCAGAAAAACTTTGGAAATAATTAGCTCTAAGCCAACCACTATGGCAGAAATGCGTAAACAGAACAAGAAAAAGTCTAGGAAAGCCGGTAGGTGTACAACAAAAGGTGGTGGCGGTGTTAATTTGTGTACTCCAGAAGGAGATAATGGAGGATTCTAAAAACAATCAAATAAATAACTATGATGTATACTAATAAACCGGTTAAGCCTACAGGAATGAAGACTTCACCAAAAGACCTTGCAAAGGCAAAAGCGAAAATGGATAAATTAAAAGCCACTACTCCAAAGCCTCCCAAAGGAAAACCTTTTTCAGATAGCAAAAGCAAGTCTGCTGGATTAAATCCACTTCCAAAGAAAAAAGGTTCTCCAAGTTCTAAAAAGGTAAATTTACCCGGAAAACCAGGCAAAACTTCACGAATGATTAATTATTAATTACTGTGAAAAAACCTGTGAAAAAGACCGCTACCAAGAAGATTTCTGAATACGGTGGTATGGAGAAATACACTTCTAAAAAGGCTGAAATGAAGCACGAAAAGAAAGAGGGCAAAAAAGTTGAAGCCAAAGAGAAGATGATGTACGCTAACTTGAAAAAGAAAAAGAAATGATTCAACAAACTGATTCCACAGCCGATGGGCTTACAATTGTAACCGGTGCTTCGGCATTGATTAGCATCGCTACTGCTTGGCAACCTGTTGTGGCTGTAGCCGTTGGGCTAATCGGCTGTGTGTCAGGTATTATGGCAATTATCTACTACTATAAAAAGATAAAAGAATGAGTACTCCTAAAATTAAAACCAATCCCTTACCAATCTCCTTCGATGATTTTAAAAAGAATCCAGTTGCAGGTGTGGCTTTTTGTATGCTTTTGGCTGTTAGCTATCTGTATTATGACGGTAAGACGAGTTATCTTGATCAGATTGAAAAATCTAATCAAAAGATTGATGCCCTTGAAATCAAGGTGGATAAAATGGGAGCGGCTCTGAAAAAATCAGATTCCGCTTTGTCTGCGGCCATAACAGAACTGCGGATTATCAATACGGTTAAAAAATTGTGAGAACGCTCATTGTTGCATTTTGCGTATTTTTATTGATGATTGAAATTTCATTTCCTGTAGGAGCAGTTACTACTCCTCCTGTAGATGAGATTGAAATGATGATGGCGAAAATCCAAAGGAATTTGAGTTTGGCCTCAGAGGTAACCAAAGTTGCACAAACCAAAAGTGCAGCACTTGTTGCACAAAAGCAAGAGGAGAAAGCCGAATTGAAAGAAGCAGTTGTGGCTGCTGAAGCCAAAGTTGAAAAGGCAGAGGAGGTAATGCACAAAATGGAAGAGAAGGTTGAGTTCTATGCTGTCAAGATGATTGGCAGTGGAGTAGATACCTCGTTCCAAGAAGTATCTTTCGGAGGCCCAATTTATGACGCTTATCTCAACTATGTTGAAGAGGGTGGGAAAGAAGATTTTGAATATTTCAGAGTATATCTATGGCAACAAAAGTAAAATCAAGCAAGGAAATTGCTAAGTGGAAGCCCAAGGCATCCATCAAAAGACCGGGAGTTGTTTCCAAAAAGAAAACCTCCTCTTTGAAGACATCCAAAAACTACGTTAAAAAATACAGAGGACAAGGATGAAAGACGCTTGCTACACCAAAGTTAAAGCACAATACTCTGTGTTCCCTTCTGCTAGGGCATCACAAGCAATTGCAAAGTGCAGAAAAGGAAGTGGCAATGTCAAAAAAACAAAGGCTGGTTCTGATCTAAAAAGATGGGGAGCAGAGAAATGGGTAGATACCAAAAGTGGTAAGGCTTGCGGAGCAGGAGGAAAGAATGAGTATTGCCGTCCATCCAAAAGAGTATCGTCAAAAACACCAGTAACAAAGTCCGAATTGAGCCCTTCTAAACTCGCAGCAAAGAAAGCCGAGAAGTCAAGGGTTGGTATGGGTAAGCGAGTTACTAACGTAAAGAGAAAATGATGGAAGGTTTCCTATTCGGAATATTATTTGTTACCTTTACGATTGGAATTTCATACCTCATAGGAGAAATAATTGAAAAGAGAGATGCCAAGAAATACAATAGTTGGAAAAAGTAAAAAACCAGGAAGCAATAAAGCAACTGGTCGCAACTACGCTTCGCAAAAAGAATTCAACAAGCGACCTGATCAGGTTGCAAAACGTGTTGAACTTAATGGTGAGGCACGCAAAAGAAAAATTTATGGTAAGCGTCACGCCAATGGTGTTGATTTAAGTCATACAAAGTCAGGCAGTATGGTGCTTGAGAAGCGTTCTGCCAATCGTGCTCGTAACGGTAGAAACGGAAAAACAACCAAAAAATAATTTGGTTTAGGTTTGGGCTCAGATTATATTTGTAGCCCTTATGAAAAATTTAATAGCAAAAGCACACGGAACAGCCAAAGAAAAAGGCTTTTGGGACACAGAGAGAAACGTGTCCGAAATGTTGATGTTGATTGTCAGCGAGTTAGCAGAAGCACAAGAAGCATTGCGTAAAGATCATTACGCTAAACCCCTAACAGTATTAAGTTTAGCACACGATCTTGAATTGGCAAACACAGATGAGGAGTTCGAGTTGAACATCCCAGAGTGGAAGCAAAAGTTCGAAGATCACATCAAGAGTAGTTTCGAAGACGAGGTTGCAGATGTTGCCATCCGTTTGTTTGATTTGTGTGGAGGTATGGGTATCGACCTCGAAAAGCACATCGAGTTGAAGATGAAATACAATTCTATGCGAGGATACAAACACGGAAAGGCATTCTAATATGGAACTGAATCACGAAATACTATCGAACATCGTTGTATGGAGCAAGTATGCTAAGTACAATCAAAACAAACAAAGAAGAGAAACTTGGAAAGAGATTATCGATCGTAACGTAGATATGCACGTGCGTAAGTTTCCTCAACTAGAAAAAGAAATCAAAAATGCGTACTCATTTGTATACAAAAAAGAAATCCTTCCATCAATGCGGTCTCTTCAATTTGCTGGTAAACCTATTGAAGTTAATAATGCTCGTCTTTTTAATTGCAGTTATCTGCACATTGATGACTATCGGGCCTTTAATGAAACTATGTTCCTCCTGCTTTCTGGCACTGGAGTCGGCTATAGCGTCAGCAGAAATCACATTGATAAACTGCCTGCCATTACCAAGCCCAAGAAACAAAGGAGATTTTTAATCCCTGACAATATCGAAGGATGGGCCGATGCCGTAAAGGTATTGATGAAGTCGTATTTCGGTCTCAGCACTTGGAAGCCAACTTTTGATTTCCGTTCTATTCGTGCAAAGGGAGAGAGACTGATTACAAGTGGTGGAGTAGCACCAGGACCAGAGCCTTTGAAGATTTGCTTGGCCCACATTGAAGCAATCCTTGAGCGTAAAAAAGATGGTGAGAAGTTGACATCATTGGAGTGCCACGATATTCTATGTCACATTGCAAATGCAGTATTGGCAGGTGGTATTCGTAGGTCTGCAATGATTGCCCTATTCGATCACGATGATGAGGATATGCTTACTTGTAAGTTTGGTGAGTGGTACAAAACAAATCCTCAGCGTGGCCGTGCGAACAATAGTGCGAAATTACTCCGTGGAGCAATCAACAAAGGTCAATTCTTGGACCTGTGGAAGAAAGTTGAGGCGAGTAATTCAGGTGAGCCTGGTTTCTTCTTTACAAACGATTTGGAACTTGGAACCAATCCTTGTGCTGAAATTAGTTTGAACTCATTCCAATTCTGTAATTTGGTGGAGATAAATGCATCTGACTTGAAAGATCAGTACGATTTCGAACAGAGAGCGGCTGCTGCTGCCTTTATTGGAACATTGCAGGCATCTTACACAGATTTTCATTATTTGAGACCTGAATGGAAAGAAGTAACTGAAAGAGAAGCCTTATTGGGAATCGGAATGACTGGTGTTGCATCGGGTGCAGTTCTTAATTTGGATATGCCTGAAGCTGCTGAGATGGCATACAGAACCAATAAAATAGTTGCTGGAGAAATCGGAATCAATCCTTCTGCTCGTATCACCACAATCAAGCCATCAGGAACCTCATCAATTGTTTTGGGATGCTCATCTGGTGTTCACCCTTGGCATTCAGAATACTACATCCGTAGAATGAAAGTCGGTAAGACCGAGGCTCTTTACACTTACTTGCTAATCAATCACCCCGAATTGCTAGAGGATAGCATTTACACTTCTACTGAAGCGTATGTATGTGTTCCAATCGCTGCTCCTAAAGGATCGATTACTAGGCACTCAGAGAGCGCAATTCAGTTCTTGGAAAGGGTGAAGTTACTCCACGAGAAATGGATTAAACCTGGCCACATTTATGGTGAGAATACACACAATGTTTCAGCTAGCGTAACTATGAAACCAAATGAATGGGGAATGGTTGGAGAATGGTTGTGGGAGAATCAGAATCACTACAACGGTCTTTCTTTTATGCCACAAGATTTAGGTTCGTACAAACAGACTCCTTTCGAGGATACTGATGAGGCTACATACCTAGAGTTATCAAAGGGTTTGAGTGAAATCAATGTCGCAAATATTGTAGAAATTAGCGACAACACAAACCTACTAGGAGAAGCAGCTTGTGCTGGCGGTGCTTGCGAAATTTCGTAAGTCAATTCGGAAAATTTCCGAGTTTCGTAACAAATTTTCACTATATTTGTTACGGTTTTCATGCTTTATATTAGTTAAGTAGTTTAGTTTAGTTGTAAGAGTTGTATCAAAGTGCAACTCTTACTTTTTAAAGCCCACCGAAAACAATTGACTTGTGTTATCTGGAGGCAACTCAAATCGGATAACGGCCTTGAAAAATAGGCGAAATGTTTCTTTCCTGCTCCCACAACGA